GGAGAATAAGAGAATCGGAAGAATTGAATTGGTAATAATTATATAGGATTTTAATAAAAGATTTTAAAAAAATGAAAAACTTTTTAATGTAAAAAAGTTTTTTCTTCCTATATATTATATATGCCTAAATTTGAATTAACAAAAAATCCTCCGAAAACAACAAAAAACGCAAAAAAAAATAAATACGCAATTGCGATTGTTAAAGGAAATAAGGATAATAAAAATTATAATAAATTTTTAGTTTTAGATGATGAAATTAAGAATAAAGGAATACATAGAATAGAAATTGATGACGATGTTTGTTTCCAAATATTGCCGAATGTTGATAAAAATAAAAGGGATATATTTTATCTGGCGGGAAGTTCGGGGTCGGGCAAAAGTTATGTAGCAAGAACGATTGCCGATAATTACCACAAAATGTATCCTGATAGGAAAATATATATTATTTCAAAATTGGACGAAGATGATACATTAGATGGAATGAAAGCACCATTTCATAGATTAAAATATGAAAAACTTGTAGAATTTCCAATTGATATAAATGAATTTTCCCATAGTTTAGTTATATTTGATGATTATGACACTATAACAGGAAAAGTTGGAAAAGCAGTTCACGCATTAATAGAGGATATTGCCATTATGGGCAGAAAACATAGTGATAAACAAGGTTGTATTACGATGTTATGTTTAACGCATTATATCACAAATTATAAAAAAACAAGATTATTATTGAATGAAGCGAATTATTTTGTTGTATATCCACAGGCAACATCATCTCACGCATTAACATATTTATTAAAAAAACATTTGGGATTTGAAAAAAAAGATATAAAAAAATTAAAAAGAATGGGCAGATGGGTATGTTTCCATAAATCATATCCACAATATTTATTGAGTAGTCAATATGCTCAAATATTACATCAAGAAGATTAATACCATTTAAATAAATATATATATAAAATAATTAAAAAGGGAATATGAATATAGAAAGTATAGAAGATATTATTAAATTAATAAAGATTATTTCAAAAGAATATACACCATCATTAGAATTGAATAAATATGATTTGAAAATATTAAAAAGATGGAATGGCAATCCAAAAAATATACATTTCATTTCTTTAAAAAATTGTTTCGTAATCAGGTTTAAAACAGGCGAAGATAAAAATATATCAGTTGTTTTAAGGTAATTTTTTATTACATATTTTATTAATTTATTTACAAAAAGTATTAATAGCGATTTTTTAAATATATTATATCATATATATATGATATAATTTAATTATTTTTTTTATTATATATTACAGCAAAAAATAGAATTCCTGATAGTATAACAGGAAAAAGTTGGAAAATCAATTATTTTTTTTAATATTTTAATTAATTATTGTGTTTTTGGTTTAAAGATAAATCACTTATAGATTATATAAAAGAATAATGGAATATTTATACGATAATAAAAAACGCTCTCATAATGTAGATGAAATAATTGACGCTTTAACTGATGAATATGTGGTAAATGATGATTTTGATGAGGAGGACTTCTCCTGTTATATATACGCAAACTGGGATATGGAAATAATAGAAAATGATTATGATAATGATATATTATCATACATATATAATTTATATGAAGAAAGGCAACATCAAATATCCTTTATGAATGAATAAAATAATAAAATTAATTAATTAATAATAATTAATTACTTTCTTGGTTTAAAGATAAATCACATATATATTCTATAAAAGAATATGGAAACGTGGTGTGCCGATTATTTTGATTTTGAAAATTTTGAGGATAAATGTTATTTTAGTGATTTTGAAAAAAACACATATAATAATAATGATTTTGATACATTTTTAAAAAATAATTATATTGATAAAGGAGTAAATGTCCAATTTATAGAATGTTTATTATTTATAATGGTTGAAATACATAATTTTAAATATAAAAAACGATTAAAAAAAATATCACAATATCAAATGAAAAAACTAAAAAAATTCTGGGATGGAGATACTAAACACCTACAAATTCATATTAATAAAACACATATAAGAATTCATCTATGTTATAATTTTGATGAAGGAGGTTTATGTGAATGTAAAAATATATTTATATGTCGGCAAGAAAAACCATTTATTTCAGGGGTTTAAAGATAAATCACATATATATTCTATAAAAGAATATGGCATATATATGGAATTTAAATGAAGAAATACCTATTAAGGAATTTGGGGATAATTTTAAAGAACTTCAATCTATAATTATAAATGATATTAATAACAATATGGATTATATAAGTTCTTTCGGAACGATGAAATACAAACATATATCAAGAAATCAAAAATATAAAATTAATAATTTTATGAAATGGTGTGTTGGTTATTGGGAGGATACAGAAGAAAACCACGAATACTTTGAGCAAATAGAAATAACCGAACCAAAAATAACTTACAAATATATTAGTGAAACTGATAAATCTATTAAAATTGAAATAAATTGTAATTGTTTGTGTGGTGGAATATATTTAAGAATTTTCAAGATTTATAAATAATTATATAATATCAGTAAATATTATATGATTAATACAAAAAAAGATGTAGAAAAAATAAAAGAATATAGTTTAAGTAATGATGACTTTGATAAAATATTAGAACCTGATACAAATATATTTACTTACCCTGAATTAGAAAATGTTCGTCATATTGACGAAGTTTTTGATAGAAAAGGACGAGCAATTATGCTATATTTAACGGAAAACTCTAACAGCGGACATTGGATTAGTTTAATAAAAAAAGGAGATACAATAGAATTTTATGACCCGTATGGATTTAAAGCGGATACACAAGGTAAAAAATTAGGACTAACTGATAAAGAAGATAAAGAATTAAATACAGGAATGCCATTATTAACCAATTTGGTAAAAAAAGCGGGATATACATTAAAATCAAATAAAAGAAAATCACAACCTTATAGAGATGATGTTAATACTTGTGGTAGACATATTGTATTTAGAACTTTATTATATAAAATGCCAATGGACAGATATAATAAATTATTAGATAGTTGGGAAAATAAAGATGTGAAAAGCGATGATATTATTACTATTCTTACGGATAATATAATAAAGAATAAATAATAATATAAAAAATAATATGTCTTTATTATATATATAATGTATTCATTTTTAGGGAGTAGAGATGATAGTGGAGATTACGAAGCAGTTTATTATAATTGTGATATTGTAAATGGAAGAGTTGTAGACCAAGGTTCAGGAACAGACCCCGAAGTCCAATTTAACGAAACAAGGGATAGTCCTATGATTAAAAACGCATCTAATTATGAATTTGCCATTGTTAGATTTACGATGAATGGTGCTGGTAGGGATTTACCGATGTGGATGCCTGTAATTGAAATGGGATTAACCCCACCTGTTGTTGCGGGAGTTCAACCATCAGTTCAACAAATAGTGGCAACAAATAAATCAGTATATAAAATTACATTAAGAGCAGTATTAAATGGTGTTGAATATTATAGTAGCGAATATTCATTAAATCCAACTGGTGATACAACTGCTGGATTACCACCAGCATTAAATGGTGTAATTCAACAAGGAAATAGTTTGATATTTGTTCCCGAAGATATGGAAGCACGACGACCACTTCCACAACAGGGGGTAGCGACAACAACACAGGATACAGCAACAAGATATTATTATATTTCTACATATAAAGCAGTTGAAAGTATGGTTAATAATACTTTCGCACAAGCGTGGCAGGATATAGAAAACCAATTTACTACTGCTTTTCCATTGCTTCAAGTCCAAAGTCATTGTCCTATTATGAAATATAATTCCACCACAGGATTATTTGAGTTATATTGCGATGCTTATGGTTGGGGTAGTGATGGATTTGGTGGTGCGGGTGCGACACTTGCTAATCCAGTAATGTTGGGAGTTGATAATACCCGTAGTAATACTCTTGTTGGTTCTACTCAAACTGAAAATTGGGATATGTTTTTTAACTCAAATATGTATGGATTATTTGCTAATTTCCCAATGCGATATTGGGGTGGAGATGTTGCCACAAATAATAGAACATATCAAATTTTAACCTATGTTCCAAGATTACTTCCCGCACCACCACTTTCAACAACCGCTACTATTGGTGGTATTCCTGGACTGACTGGGACGAGTGCCGATGTAGATAATAACAGGATATTTGCTGGGAATGGAAATGCCTTAACACACGCATATCCTGGAGTTGTGGGTCCCACCGCCGTAGAGTGTATGATGGTAAAACAAGATTATTCATCAACTTCTTCATTATGGTCGCCGATAGAAAGTATTGTATTTACAACAACATTAATACCTGTTGTTAATGAATATGTTGGACAACCCCAACGATTTGGCGATTCAAATGATGCTTCAAGTTCAACAACTCAAAATGCTTTCCAACCTATAATTACTGATATTGCTTTACCGATGGGTTCGGCAGATGATTATAGACATTTTGTAGAATATGTCCCCAGTGCTGAATATCGGATGATTTCGTTATCGTCATCTAATCAAGAAATTAAAAATATTGATGTCCAAGTATATTGGAAAAATAGAATGGATGGTTCATTAATTCCAGTCCAAATGTTTAATTTAAGTTCTATTTCTATGAAGATGATGTTTAGAAGAAAAAAGTAAATAAATGCGTTTTTTATGTAAAAATCTAAATTTTTTTATATATATATATAATATATAAA